ATTCTCAACCGTGACCGGAGTCGGGTTGATCTGATTCGTCACATTCACTACAGGCGCAGCTTGCTCTTTCTGCGCCGGGATGCTGATCGGGCTGTGAATCGTAACATCGGGTGTGCGCACGCTGATGTTCGGTAGCGTGACATTGACCTGTGGCGCGGGTTGCGGCTGCGGCTCAGGGCGATTAACTAATTGCTTCAAGCGACTGGACAGTTTCTTTTGCTCTTTCTCTTGAATGACCTTGCGCGCCGTTGCAATCTCTGCGCTGACCTTCTCCAGCGCATCGGCCAATTCCTTAACAGCGGCGCTGGTGTCCTTGCGCAAGCCCTGCCCCGGCGCGGGTTGCTTCGCCGGCTGCGCCGTTTGCGGCGTGGCTTGCGGTTGTGCTTGTGCTTGCATCACGTCGGGCGCGGCCTGATCGATAGGCTTCTCTTCGTCAGAGAGCGGCGTGTCATCTGTGTTAATCGGCGCGGGCAGAAATTCACGCGGTACGTCATTCGACTCGATCGCCATCTGCAAGCCTTGCTGCGCGGTCAATTCACCGTTTAAGATCATGCTGTTGCGCATCTGCTCACGCGCCAGCGCAACGGCGGCGGCGCTTTGTTCTTCGCGCAAGTCGCGCTCATTGAATGAGAATGTAACCGAAGTCGGCAATACCCAATTGTTGAGCAAATGCGTGGTTTGCTTGTCGTATGCCGCCAGCCCGAGGGCGTGCTGTTTTTCGTCAAGCACACTCGCCTGCGCTGAGACGCCCATACTACGCGGGCCCAACAGGCGCGGATCGATGTCTTGCGGATCGAGGCCGATCGCGTTCGCGTAAACAAGCAGCGCCGTTTCTAGTTCTTCTTTGGCGACAAAGCCGTCGGGCAGATCGCGTAGTTTGATCTGCAACAGTTTCGGCTCAACCTGGGCGAGTAGTCCTGTGATGATATGGCCTTGGTAGTAGACTTGCCCGCGCGCCTGTGCCTGTTCGCGCGCGCTGTCAACAACGCCCTTCAATTGCGTGTCATTCAAGCCGGTGATGAAGTCCAGCACGTTCGCGCCGCTGCCCGTCACCTTCTCGCGCACGTATTGCCGGATCGCGCTCAATTCGTAGACGTGATGATAGGCACGCTCTGCGGCACAATGGCCGATACCCAGCGAAGCCGACGACGGATCGGGCATATCGACCAGCGATAGCACCTGATGCGTGCGCAACTCGTGGTACTTGCCCTTCAAGTCACAGAACACAACGGGTATTTCAGGATCGCCCGTGCGAATGCAACGCAATGAATCCAAGTGGACCAGGCCAATGATGCGCGAACCAGCGGCATTGCTCACTCTGACGACTTCCCAAAATGCGCCGTTGTTCGTGCTGAGGAAATCGATAATCGCCCGCTCTTGACTTGGCACGTAACCATCGCCGCCCCAGTCAAGGAATACCTGCTGCCAGCGATCGGCACCGCGCCCCTTGACCTCAAATGACTTTGACGCCTGTTTCGTCGCCGCCTTGAACACGGCCGATGCCCAGAAGTCCTCATGTAGTATTGTCGATCTCAGTACCATGTCACGCGACCAATAGCGCGCAATGCCAAGATTTAGTGTCCAGTACGGCGGCAGGTCAGCCGGCAGCGGCAGATTGGCCGCGCCCATCATGAACCACGGGATCAAGAACTGCACGACGCCGCCGCCTTTGTACTCGGCTTGATCGGCGGCTGTTACCGATCGCTGTAGTAAGTCGGTTGTCAATCCATCAGGCATTGTTTCGCTCCTGATATTCCATTATAGAATTGTTCAATGTTACCTGCTGATGCTTAACGAACCTATCGAACTCTACCAATTTAGCATCCATCTCGCGCTCAAAGACGATTTGCTCACGGATGTCAATTACCTTGTAGATCGCCCCTATGATTAACAGGCCAATACTTAACCCAATCGTGCCGCCAATGATGGATGCAACAATCATCACAGTCCTACCTTTTGCGCGGAATAGAGCGCCATGCTCAAGCATACGCTTAGATCGATCTTCAACGACTCTTCGCGCTTCACAATGCGCAACTTGCGCGATTCAAGGTCAACCTTGCGGTTCGCGTTGTCAATGTGTCGCCGTAGATCGGCGTTACCATCGTGCGCGATGCGCCGCGCCAGAATAGTATCATACAGAAACTTGTCGGCTTCAAGCCGATCGCGCTGCTGCGTGAAGGGTACACATTGAATCACGCCATCATGCATTAGATCGGCGCACAATGATTCAAGTTGATAGGGATCGTAGACGACTTGGACAATGGCATACTTCGGCACAAGTATGTGGCGGATTGTCCAGTCCGGTCCTGGCGCGTCAGCACTACCACGAAAATCGATCTTGCCATTGTGCGGCGGCTTCCACTCTTGCGCGATGCGTACCGCATAATCACCAGAGCGCGACGGATGCGCCGTCACACCGACCAACCCAAACGAGTCGTTAGATACGCCCGCGTCAATGGCTACGATCATCGGCTCATCACGGCCCAGCGGCGGCAAATCCTCATGGCAAGCATCCCATAGCAGGATCGAGGAAAGAAAACGATCCTCACCAATCGATACAAACGCTTCGTCGGGCGTGGCGGGATACTCCTGCTGGTGATGCGCCGATGAGATCGCGTCAGCCCCGGTCGCCGCGTACCATTCGGTTGTGCGGTCAGGCCGTGCCGACCATGGCAGGAATAACGCGCAGAAACTATTAGCCCGCTTGACGGCAGACTCCCATAACTTGTGAAACGGGTTGCCCTCGCCGCGCGCCGTGCTGAGGATGATCATCTTGCCGCCATCTGCGATCGTCGGCATGACGCTGGTATATAGTTCGTTGGCGTAACGCATCTTTGCAAATTCATCGATGATCGTAAGCGATGCGGTATATGATGATCCCGCGTCCTCAGTCGCCGCAAATGATTTAATGCGGCTCCCGTTAGACCAGCCGATCGTGGTGACGTTATCGACGTTCATAGTCGCCGGCTTGCGCTGTAATCGTTGATAGATGCCCTTTGCGCGCCTAATCATTTCGTTGGCGCTGTCCTGATCCTTGCTGAACACCATGACCAGTTTGTTCGGGTGAAACAAGCAGAGCCATAGCGCATACGCGATGCACAGCCACGAGATACCGAGTTGCCGCGCCTTCAAGATGATCGTCTGCGGCTCACGCTCAATCAGATCGAGTGCGTCGCGCTGTGCCGGCCACAAGTGAAACGGGATGACGCTCACGGTGTCGCCTTGCGGTTCTTCGATCGTGATCTCATCGTTGATCCATTGATTCAGATTCGGCGGGGTCTGCGTCGCTGGCTTCTGGATCACTTCCTGCCTGATCCACAAATTCGCCGCGACTTGAAGCGGCGATAATGCGCTGCGCCTCTGCAATGACCTCGCCCTCACTGTATCCATGCTGCCTTGCATATTCTCGCCAATCTTTATTTGTCCAATCCTCGGTCTTTTGCGGCGCATCCGTGCCGAGTAGTTTCATCTCTAGCGCCAGCAATCGCGCCCACGTTTCGAGATTGCCTGCCTGCCGCGCCTCGCGCTTGGCTTCTTCAATCTCGGCCAATTCGCGGGCGATATGCTCCCCGATGAACGCTTCAGCATTCGCTGCCCATTGCTTTTTAAGTGCCTTCAAATCTGAGGCGATTGTAACATGCGTGACCTCGATCGGGTCTTTACGCTGTGCGAGTGCCGTTGCAATCTCGCGGGTCGTCATGCCTTTGGCGCGGAGTTGGCCGACTAACTCACGGCGCATTTTTACCATGTCGCTCTGATGAGTGTTAATAGGCATATTGTTAAATCCTATGCCTTCTTGAATATAAGAACGGGTTCATACGATACTTCATCGGATTGACCAGCGCCGAAGCGCCGCGTCAACTCGAAACGCTCTTGATTGATAAACTCGAATCCGCATTCTTTTCCAGCGTCTATAGTCCATTGTACCAACGGATAAACTGCATTTCTCAACTTCACATCTGCGATGTTGACGATTGAGTATGAATCGCTTTTAAGTGCTACGTACTGCAAGCGCATCATGGGCAATAGAAATCCACAGCGCCAGTCCTCACCCGTTTTATATCTCACCCATGACTGTGTATCATCTTCGCTGTAATGCTCTTTTGAAAAATAGGGTGGAGAAGTAAATGCAAAGTCACAACGATTAGAAAGCGCATCATGCGACACATCCTCAGCGGGTAGGTTATACAACTCAACTCGATCGGTAAATCCTAAATCGTGCGCCATGCGCATATTGCCTTCGTGCGTCGGAATGTTCGGATCAATGCCGATATACCGATCAAGACCAGACGCCATGAAGCCGACAAGTCTACCTCCGTATCCGGTCGAAGTATCTAATATAGTAGCGCCGGTAGGAGCGAAACGGCGATAAAGATAAAGCGCGAATGCCGGTCTAAAGTTTGACGCCGCCTGCACTCCACTCGCAATCCAAATTTTCCCCCACGCGCCATCAGAAACAGTATATCCGCTTTCGATTGCAAGTGTAATCATGCGACGCATGATTTTATTATCATTGAATCCATCGATAGGGCTTTTCATTCCCTCAGCACTTACGAAAAACCTATGCCGATGATAAGTATCTGCCACATGATAGGCTGTATCGCTATGCAACAAAATTTCTGTATCTGTTCTGGAAAGTTTGTTTATCTCTTGCATTGAAACATGAATAGGATAATTGTAAAACGGGAATCCAGAAGATCGAAAGTAAGTAAACGCCGCATCTATGATTTGCTCATTTGTAAAGATACCATCAGAAACAGGTGCGGCGGCATTTGCTATCTTATCTGCCGTTAGCATCGTCGCCAGATTCGCCGCGTCCGTATTCCACGCCTTCAACGCTTCTTGATCGAAGCCCCATTCTTGCAACTGCGCCGCATCCCAACCGGATAGCGCGTCCCAATTCCACGAGCCAGCCGGGAGATTGGCCTGTACGGTCAACTCGCGGCGCTCCTCGTCGGTCAATTCTCGATCCGACTGGCGCGCATCGATCAGGAATGCTGCGCCGTGCGCCGCTTGCAGGGCACTCAATCGCTGATGACCGTCATAGACCGGACAATACGACTTGCCGTCGCCATTCTTGATAAATGGCCCGATGGCGATAGTCTGAAACTGCCCCAAATCCTGCCATGATTTGAGTAGCCGTTGCGCTTGCCGCTTCGTCATCGTGCGCGGGTTGTGCTCCCACGGTTGCAGGTCAGATAGTTTTACCGTGACGTTCTGCCAGTTCAATGCACCAATCCCTTGATCGCCTCGATAATGATCACTGTCCATACCGCAACAACCGCCGCGCCGATCGCGGCTTCGATGCGGGCGAGTCGCCGCTCGGCTTGGATGCGCTGCGCTTCATTGTAAATCCAATCTGGTTGATTCATGTCAGGCACCCGCCTTCGGTTTCATAGATGCTCTTGTGTAAATCCGCGCTGATGCGCTGGCACGCCGCAACCGCCTCATTGATCGGTATGTCGTTCGTCTCGTCGGGGAGCGCCGTCACTCGCTCACGCTGATGCGCGACTATATCAGACAAACGATCCGTCTCGATTTCGGCCATGATGTAATCCGTCATCGTATCACCAGCGCATGAGACGCCAGCGCATTCCCAGGCGCGACGGCTTGAAACGCCTTGATGAAATCGGCCGCAGCCATGCGCTTGTTTGCGCCACCGCTTGCATCTGGCCAGTCTGGATCGTGATAGGTGATGCCGGTCAAATCGCTGCCGACGACGACGATCCAGTGACCTGCGTTGTAAAGCGCCTCGCGTCGCAACGCCGGCGGGATGCTTTGGTAGTTGACCAATCCAATGAGCGGCTTGCCCATCTGGATTTCTATATCAATGTCATCGGCCAGAAAGCCGTAGGTATGCTTGAGCGTCAACCCGAACTTCGCCGCCGCGTGGATCATCGCATCGAATGAAAGCGCCTTATAGCCTAGCGGCTGCCCGGTCGCCCTGCTCACATCGTCCACCGTCACGATCTGTTTACCCTGCCAGTTAATCAGCATCGCCAAACATGCCGCGCCACAGTCGCCAGGAGCGTAGGATGCTGTCGCGCTGAGTTGCGAGAGATAAGGCACATTGATCAACGTCTGCGCGCTGGGCGGATTTTCAGCCACTGGCGTAAAAGTGATCGCGCCGTCTTTGATCGCCATCGTGTAATACTGCGTCACCACAACCTCATTTTGTTGACGATCACGACTACCAGCGCAACGGCGACAACAGCAACGCCCGCGACAAGCGCCAACGTATAGCGCAGATCGGGCAACGAGCATCCTACGGCGCCATCGGCGTAACCAAAGTCAATGCTATCTTCCTCGATCATTGCGCTCCCTGCAATCCACTCTTAGATGTGACAATTCTGAAAATGGCATAGTGGTGATACTTCTTGTAACTCCACTTAATGATCTGACAAATCACCTGTCCGCCGCCGCGCCTGAGGAAGCACAACAGCGGAGCCGTCTTGCTCAAATCCTCGGACGCAATGAACATGATTAAACTCTTGCCCATCACGTCGCTTTTGCTGTAGCCCAACACCTTCTCAAATGCCGGATTGACATCAGAGATGTTACCGCCTTCGTCCATCGCCACGAGCAAATCAGTTTCGAGATCAAAGAAGATCGATCGGTCATCTTCAAATACCTGCAACCATTCGGTAACGCCGTGCTTGGACACATCAGCGCGGTCCGATCCGATGTGTGACCATCGTATTCCAATTGTGGTTATACTTGTGTTCATCCATGGCGCGGTCTGACTCCAGGCCGGCGATGGTGTCGCCATGCTTGACCCATAGATCATTTTTACGTTCTTGCTCGGCGCGCATCAGATAAGCGCGGCGGCGATAGGCCGCGAAGAATGCAAACAAAATCACGCTGATAGAAAGCAGCGTGATCAGATCGGCCATCTCATCCGTAACTCGCATGACGCCGCTTGCCCGGTCAATCGCGGCGATGATGAATACCGTTATCGCCGCCAGCAGATCGATCAGCGCCAGCCGCAGCCACAACGCCCCGACTCGGATTGACGCAATGACCACAGTTGAGGCGAGGATCACGATCAGAAATAGGTATTGCAGAGTCAGGCCGTTAATCATGTGGGAATCTCGTATTTGTATTTCAACTCAGACTGGTATAACTTTTCTTCCAGCCGCCGCGTCTTGATGTTGACCCAAAACTTTGTGCCATCCGGTCGCCACAGCGGTAAATCCTGATCGCCCAAATCTCGCAATTCTCGCATGGTCTTAAGTCGCAGAGCCGCCAGTCCTTGCAGAGATTCATCAGTAATGATCTCAACTAGATCAAGATCGAGTAAGTCGGCTTCCTCACACCTAAACATCGCGCAAGCGGCTTCGTTCGCGGCGATAATGGTGAATGTGTTGTGAAGGATCGTTGCTTTGCCATTGCACATACAATCTCAGTGTGTTTGCTCGTAGCGTCTCACAGCGGCCACGTCAAGCGGCCCCAACTGCCCCGTAACGGAATCGATGACGACCAGGCGCTTCAACGCTTCCATGTCAATATCGGGCTTGGTACCCGTGGCGGCTTCCAGGTCCGACATGACTTTTTCCAGGACGATGACAACCTTCTGAATCTTTGCGTTGCCATCCGAGACGATCAGCGCCAGCCTTCGCGCCGTCTCAGTTCGTTCTTCTACCATCGCCTCACCGATCTTAACTACGGCCTGCCGGTATTCGTCTGCGCGATGCTCACTGTCTAATGCCCTGCGCTCATTGGCTGCGGCCCTGGCTTCGGATTCAGCCAATCGCCTTTCGGTATCAACGACGCGCGCCTGCAATCGCTCGAACTCAGATTTGCGAACACTGTTGCGATACGTGGCATACGCGCCGATCAAAACGGCCACGGCTGAAATGATAATGGCTAGATCGGCGCTCTGCATTGCGACCCTTCACCCGCGCCGTGTTGCTTTGCCTTGCCCCATTCCCTTTCGGAGCGCACACCGTCATTAGTATGCGATGACCCCACGGCGCGGGCATCAGGAGGTTAGCCGCCTCATGCGGCCAATACAAAAGAGCCGACCAGTTGATCGGCTCGATAACGTCACTACTTTACACCGCGTACACGATTCATGGCGCGACGATAAAAACTGATGCTCGTGCCCGCATTGAAGAACACAGATAGCACTAAACTCAGCGCGCCAGAGACAACGGATAGAATAACTTTTATATCAGGGGAAACGCTCGGCAATGCTGAAATGATGCTGACTAGACCAGCCAGAAAAACGACAACTCGAAACGGTGTGAAACTTGGAACGGGATCAGATGTCGGTGTCATGTGTACCTCGCAGAGTGAGATACACCATTATAACATGATTGTCAAGTAGAACTCACGCACGATAAACGCGCCCGCCCAGTCGGAAGCCAGAATACCGCCCCGCCCCAGGCTGGCGCGGTTTGCGCTTTGTTTGAAGCATATCAAATGTTCTAAGGTTGCATAGCCAATTTGCCCCGTATTCTTGTCAATTGCCACTTGACAAACGACGATAAATGGATATAATGGAATCAAGATTAAGAGACAGGAGCAAGCGCGATGGCAACCAAGAATAAGGTGGAAGCATACAAGCGGATTTACAAATTGACCGACGAACAGGTTAAGTCCCTCAAGTCTGTCTTTGGCGATGGCTGGACTAAATTCAGCAAGAAAGCCATTGACGCGGTACTTGAAACATTAGGGAAGGCATAGCATCATGACCCCTACCCCCGCCTCCATCATGACCTCATTCCGCACGCAGCACGGCTTGACGCTGCGCGATGCGGCGGAACTTCTCGGAGTGTCGTTCCAGGCTGTCAGCCTGATCGAGAATGGAACCAACACGCCGAGCGATGACAGAATCGACTCGTGGATTTCCAGCGAAGATGAGCGCGTTGCACAGTTAGGCCGCGCCATGTTCATGGCGATGCACGGAAGCACGTTGAAAGCAATCATGGAGAAAACATCATGACCAACGAACAGATTGACGCCCAAATTGCAAAGCGCAACCGCCTGACCAATCGGCGCGATGGCCTGACCGACTCGAAGCGCGTCAAGGCGATTGACGCGAAACTGGCGACGGTTCCGGCGGGCCAGCGTAACGATGTTGACCTGTTGCTGGGCCGAAGTTGCGCGGTGCTACCGCCCCGTGTCGTCATGGTGCAGCACATCGACGGATCGCAAGAGGTAGATCGCAAATGGTCAACCGACGCGCAGCGTGAGGCGTGGAAGCGCGACGGAGACGCCCAGGGCGCGAAGTTGGCAGCGCAGAAGCGCGATGATTTTCTGGAATGGGTTGCCGATCAGACAGCCGACTTCGACGCGCATATGCGGATGCTCTGCGGCGATACCGAGCCAATCGAGCATGACGACTGGATGGAGGGCCATTGGTAAGCAGCGCCTACCACGCACACGACACAGGCACCGGAACATCACACCTTAACAGGAGATGACACGATGGCAGAGCAAGTAGAAACAGTAATATCCAAACAGATTCAGCCTCAGCACTCAACCGAGGCACCGTGCAGCGCGAATGTACGCGCCCGCATTGGCGGATATGACTGGCAAATCACCTGCCGATCCCATGTGGATAAAGACGACTTGCTTAACATGGCGAAGGCGATCAAGTGGTGGAATGAATGGCTAGACAAGACTGGAGCGCCATCAAGCCAAGCGGCGGCTGATGCAATCAACATCGAACATCCAGCCGTAACCGCGCAGACAGTTACGCCAGCGCCAGCAGTTCCAGGCGCAACGAATCCCGCCACTCAGAGTGCCGTGCAGACGATCCGCGCCGTAAAATTGCAGATTGAGCCTCGCCCTGATGGTAAAGTTAATCTAAACTTCTTTGAAGCGGGTCATCAATACGCAGACATCAGGGCAACAAAGACACCGGCTGAGGCGGTTGCATTACTCCGTCCGATTGGCGCATTTGAGTTGTCTCACATGGTCGCCAGCGAATATGCAATCAACGCCGTTATCGATTGGTCGCCCAGCACCAACAAGAACAAGAACGGAAAGCCGTACAAGAACATCGTGACAATTGCCCTGGCGCAAGCCTGACATCAACCCGCTGCCGCGTGACAAATCTCACGGTGCGACACAGAAGCGCATCGTAACGGCGAATAACAGAACGCCTAAGCGCGGCGGCGGGAATGGGAGATGAGGGGATGGTGTTCAAATTAGTTGAATTGACAGAGGGAGTTCCGGTACAGTTTTTGGGCATCTATGCTACACGCTGGCCATATGATAGCGGAGTTGATCCTACTGTCGGATTTATTGAGGATGAAGCCGCCGAATCCCGCGCCGCGCAACTGGAAGCCGAGCGCGACGAACTGGCGCGGAAGTTGGAGCAGGCGCAGCACGAGAATGAACGCTTACACGCAGAACTTGTCAGGGTCAATCAGCAAAATGCTCAGGCGGTCATCAACTCAATCCGAGGCGAGCCGTGACCCTCAGCAAGTACCACGCCCGCGCTACCACCGTAGACGGTATCCGCTTCGCCAGCGCAGCCGAGGCGCGGCGCTACTCCGAGTTGATACTGTTGCAGAGCGCCGGTGAGATTACCGACCTGGAATT